TTTTATCTGTAAAAGCTAATTTGCTCACAAGGACTCAAGAGGTTAGGGAAAATAGTTTTCATAAAGACCTAGAGATAATTGAGGATGAAAATAGGATGAAGCAATGGCAAACAGGGATATTATACTGTAATACGAATAATGGCTATACCTTGTTTGAAGATGGTACAAAAATAAATTCAGTTGAAAATCGTTTTGTTACATTTCCGTCTAATATAGCTCATAAAGGCACTACTTGTTCTGATGAAAATAAAAGGATTGTACTAAATTTTAATTTTTTTGCTAAATAAAAGAGAGTTTACTAAATGACCACTAAAATAGTTAATGGATTGTTGATGGTTGCAATTAGTTTCTTGGGGGGAGCATACATTTTTATTGCAACGCAATTGAATGCTGATGCGGAAACTCGACCGAAATATGTTCAACAAGAACATTCATTAGAGTCTTATTCGAGGTCGCCTCATCCTCCTGCGACTGAAAAAAGCAACGTGAATACGGCAGTTGACGATATTATTGATCTGATACTAAAACAGGGATTTGCCGGAGCAATAATAGTATGTCTGGGGATCTGGACTTTTCGGACAGACAAAATGAATCGAGCTATGCAGAAGGAGAATTTTGATAAACTTGCAAAAATCTCTCAGGAATGTTCTGGACACATGGCTGGAGTATCCGCACGTTTAGAAAATTTAGAACGTGAAGTAGAATCCATGAAACAATTAGAAATGATGAAAGGACGAAGTTAAATGAAAAAAATATTATTTTTTACTTCTTTAATTTACCCTAAAATTTTATTGGCACATGATCTTGAAATTTTTCACTTTCATAATGAGCAGTTATATTTCATAGGAGCAATTTTTATTGCGTTAATTTTTTTAAAAAGGAAAAGGAGTTAAATGCCATTTCTAGTACCAATAATAACAACATCCGTAAAAGCAATTATTACAAGTTTCTTCACCCAAAAAATGACAGAAGAAATTATCTTCCAACTGCTCAAATATGCCACGTCTAAAACTTCCAATACGTTAGATGATGCTATTTTAGCAAAGTTTGAAGAACAACGAACTAAGTAATTCCGTCAAGGTCTTATTTTAGTTCGCAGGACATTTTTAAAGATTTTAGCAGGATGGATAACTATGTTAAGTTGTAAAAATTTTACAGAAGAAGAACTTGCTTGCAACCATTGTGGCGAGAATAAGTGTCAAGATGATTTGGTATCTCTCCTCCAGAAGTTAAGAGATGATGTTGGATTTCCTATAATAATTTCAAGTGGTTACAGATGCCCTGCTTGGAATAAATCTGTAGGTGGTCATCCTAATTCAAGTCACATGGAAGGACTCGCAGTTGATATTTTATGTTCTGGCGAGAAAGCATTAAAGATCGTTGAAGCAGGGATTAGACTAGGATTTACAGGATGTGGCATCAGTCAAAAGAGGGGTGAGAGATTTGTGCATTTAGATGTTAAGCCTACCGAATCGAAACGTCTTTGGTCATATAGCTAATGGAGATAGTATTTGAAAGCGAAAACACTGATATTGTTATTGAGTTTGAGTCTTCTGTTTTCGATCAAAACTTCAGCGACTCCACAGAAGTATGCTGGAACTTTCAAAACAAAACACATTCGGGAATTATGGCAAGTCTGCTCTTTGACTTATCAGAAGATCAGGACTCCAGCGAATATCTACTTCCAACTGTGCGATTGCGCAGTTGATGTGATGAGGGAGAATTACGATAATGCAACGATTTTTGAAAATATAGAACCTCCAGAGTCAGACAGATTAGCGACTCTGATCCGATTAAATTGTAACAGTTACAGGAATGGCACTACTACCGATTAAGATACCAGCAGGATTCTTCCGCAATGCGACTCAGTACCAAGCGAAGAATCGTTGGTATGATGGCAACTTAGTTAGATTCTCAGAAGGTCGATTGCGTCCGATTGGAGGTTGGCAGAGATTAGCTGACACTCAGATAAAACAGAAAGGTGCAGTTTACGAACTAACAATAACAACAGCAGGATCGGGGTATAGCGGTAATGGGACACTAGGATTCTCAGGTGGGGGAGGATCATCTTTCGCAGGGACTTATACTGTGAGTGGTGGAGCAATTGCAACAGTCACCATCACAAATACTGGTTCAGGTTATACTACACCACCTACAATAACGATCTCAGGTTCAACAACTGGAACAACTGCTGTTATCACAGCAAAAGTCTTCAATGCAGTAGATCCAATCAGAGGACTCCACTCTTGGAGACTAGGAACTGGAGCGAGATATTTAGCAATCGGATCGGTACAGTCATTAAGAATTTGGGACGGATCACAAAGTGCTGGTACAAACAGTCCTATTTACGATGTAACTCCTTCAGTACCAGTTGGTACGATAGACTTCAAAGACCAAAAAGATTTTCTAGTATCAGGATTAGGTTATGGTGCGTTGGAGTATGGAGGAGATCGCAACCTTGATGGTTCTGGTGGAACTGCTTCTGGTGGTGATGTTTACGGAACTCCTAGATTTTCTCAAGTAGACCCAGATATACAAGACGCTAATGCGTGGAGAGATAATTTTGTACCAGTTTGGCAGATGGATAATTTCGGAGATGATCTGGTCGCAGTGCAGTCAGGACAGGGTTCGATCTACTACGTTGATTCATCTGGACTCTCATTCAATAACGCAAATCAAACTGCAACACCAGCAGTTTTGCTCTCATCTCTAGGTGGGTCAACAGGAGTTCCAGAAGATAATGTTGGAGTTTTGGTTACGCCAGAAAGACATATAATGATTATCGGTGCTGGAGGTAATAAAAGAAAAATTGCTTGGGGTCATCAAGAATCACTGACTGACTTCACTCCTTCTGTGACAAATACTGCTGGAGATTTAGAAATTCAGACAAGAGGACGCATAGTTGGAGGATTCAAAACTAGGTACGGAATACTCCTCTTTTTTACTGATTCTGTCTGGAAAACCAATTACTTAGGGACTCCATACATCTACGGAGTGGAGCGTCTGTCAGAGGGTGGTGGTTGTCTTGGAATGAAATCAGTCGCAGGGTCAGCAGACTTTGTAGCATGGATGTCTGCTGGAAGGTTCTGGTCTTACACAGGTGGTTATATAACTGAACTAGAATGCGATGTAGCAGATTATGTATTCAGCGACATTAACACTGATTTAGAGGGTATTATTGCAGGAGGTCATAACAGTCAGTACGGAGAAATTACGTGGTTTTACGCAAAAGAAGGAGATACATACCCGACTCGATACGTCACATATTCGTATCGTGAAAAACATTGGACAACAGGAGAGTTACATCGTTCAGCATGGGAGTCACCTGATTCTTTAGGATTTCCAGTGGCAGGAGGAGTGGACGGATACCTCTACAGACACGAACTTGATCCTGACACTCAATCTACTCCAATTTTGCGAGAGTCTAACGTAACTGCTCCAGCAGATGTTGAAGCACTCTCAGGAATCGAAACTAGAGTAATTGCAAAGGGAGTCTCAGAGACATTACATCCAAATGTGAGTTCCGAAAACCATCTCTGTTATGCTGAGTCTGGAGCAATTGAGATAGGTGGTGGTAATAATATGATGTCTGTAAAGTCAATAATTACAGACACGGATGCTGGTCATAAAGGACTCCGCATGAAAGTGACTGTAGCTGAGACTCCAGACGATTCAACTCCTGAGATAAAAGAAGCATACGATCTTTCAACTGACGGATATACAGATACGAGATTTACAGGTAGACAAGCTCTACTCCGTGTGGAGTCACCATTCGATCAAGAGTGGAGGTTTGGCGAAGTTAGATTTGACGCAACACAAGCAGGAAAAAGATGAGTCAAACTCAAAAACCATTACCAAATCCTCCGCATGAATATACAAGAGATTATATGTTTGATCTCGCAAGTTTAGTTGTCGATGAGGAAAGTGTGACTGTAAAAACTAATCGAGACAATGTTATGTCAGGATCAATAATCCTGAAAGATACTAGCAACAATAATTGGTATAAATTAAAAGTAACTGGTGGAACTTTAGGAGTCACTTTAGTAGCAGAGGACTCAGCAGGACTACCAGTGACTAGCACAAACCCATACGTTTAAGGAAGTTATGAACACAGCACAAGCTCGTAAAGTTCTTTTAAAAGCATTACCTAAAGAAGATAAAAAACTCGTAGGAATGCGAAATGATGAATTTAATTGGTTACAGAGTAACAAGCCAAAATGGTTCGGTTCTGGGAAGATACACAAGAAATCTGGACTGAGGAGTTTTTGGTGGGGTAGTGATGATTCTAGTGATGACTCAGAGCCAGGAGGAGATAGTGGTGGTTCTATTGATGATACAGACTCTAGTACAACGAATGATTCTGATTGGGGAGAAAGAGGTCAAAGTGAAAGAGAATGGAGTTTTGATCCAAGTGATATAGGAAAACTGGATGTAGGAGGATGGATAGCAGATAATGTCGGAGCAAACGACCCTTCACTTCACATGGGAGGAGGCGAACACGCAGGAGAAAATGCGGCAGAATATCACGCTAGAATGACAGGACAATCAAATACTGGTGAGGGTTCAGGGGGTTCTGGAGGTTCAGGAGGGTCTGGAGGTACTGGAGGTGCTGGAGGTTCAGGTTATGGTTCTGGAATCCAGACAAGAAACAATACAAGTTCCTCTATCTCAGAGATCGACAAACCAACGCATGAGTTTCGGAAGAAGGTATATGACAAATCTGCTGAAATCATGGATCGTCCATATAAAACTTATGGAGAAGCAACAGGAACAATGACTGACGCTTCTGGTTTAACAGAAGGTGAAGAAGGATATGATCCTTCAACCGCAAGATCAGTAGGAGGAAACCAAAGATTCGCAGATGCTTCTCAGGACACTCTTGACGCACAGCAAGGTGTCAGAGATATGCAGGGAAAAGGTCAACAAGCATATACAGATGCTTCAAATGTAGGTAAAGATGTTTCAGGTTATCAAGCTGAACAAGTTCAAGGAGGTAACTTCCTGCAAGGTCAAGCAGTTGGAGATTACATGAATCCACACACTTCTAACGTGATTGGTGGACTTCAAGATCAAGCAATGAAATCAATGCAGATGGGTCGTAACCAGTTAGGAGCGCAAGCGCAAATGGCTGGTGCTGGAATGGGTTCACGATCTGCAATTGAGAAAGGTGTGATGGCTGGTGAAGTAATGAGTAACCTTAATCGTCAAACTGGTGAATTACTGAATAAGAGTTTTGCAGATGCTTCTGCTCAGAAACGTGCAGACATGAAGATGAATCAAGATGCTCAGAGATACAACCAACAAGCAGGAATGCAAGCACAGGATGTTAGACTAAGAGGAGCAAGAGGAATGACCGATGCAACTGATGCTGGTCGTAGAGCAGGATACGAGGACTCTACGATGCTCTCAAAAGTTGGTGCAGATATAGAAGGTCGAGATCAGAGAGAGAAAGATTTTGAGTATGATGAATATATTGAAGGTCGTGATTGGGATAAAAACAACGCAATGTTTGCGTCAAACGTATTATCGGGCGCACCAGTAGGAACAACAACAACTAACAATAATCCTATGTATCGTAACAGAGGAGGAAGTAGGATGGGTCGTGCGCTTGCTGGTGCAGGGTCAGGGTGGTTAGCAACTGGATCACCTTATGGTGCGATTGCTGGTGGAGCTATGGGTTATATGGGTGATGACATGGGTGGTTTATTTTAAATTAAAGGAGTAGATTATGGCAGTAGATAAAAGGTATTTAACACGGAACTTGTTAGGTGATAACGAGACATCTTTAGGATTAAGAACTAATAGACCTTATACTAGTGATGGAGGGGCAGAAAAATCATGGTTAAGTAATTGGACTGATCTGATAGGTTATTTATGGGATGATCTAACTGGTAATGACAAGAAAGCTGTGAAGAAAACTGTTCAAAAATACTTAGACAGACAGAATGCAGAAGGTGCTGAAGAGAATAAAGGAATCCTAAGTAAATGGGAAAGAGAAGGTGAATGGCAAGACAATGACTATTATTCAGGTCTATTAGCATCTGATGAATTAGATTCGGAATCTATTGAGAGAGACATTAAGTTGTATGATGACTCTCCTGACAAGCAGGACAAAATGGATATAAGTGACTCTGTTGATGAGTCAATGTATGGACATGATGCTGAGAACCAAGATCCAATCCGTCAGATTGAGAGAGAGTTGTCTATTGGATGGGATTCAGAGAACCAAGACCCTATCCGGCAGAATGAAAGAGAGTTGTCTGCTCCATCTGCTCCAGCAAAATCATCTCCAGCATCCAAAATGTCTCCAAAAGCAAAGTCAGCAATGGTAGGTTTATTAAAAGAATTTTTAACTCCTGCTCCTGACGATGCACCCCCACAAGTTAGAGGTGCAGGGATTATTAGAGGAGGTGGAACACCATTTCCTTCTTTACTACAAAAGAAACCAGAACGAGCTTACTACCAAAATAAGGGATTAGTATAATGGCAGAATCATCAGTACGTTGGAGTCCAACAGACGAAAATTATCCTCCAAAGGAGGGGTTACTAAAGTCTGAGGAAGAAAATGAGGAGTACGAAGGACTCTCTCCTCTAGCAATGGGTCTACTCCAAGCAGGTGCATCAATGATGCGGAATAGCGGATGGAGGAATAGGCCAATGACTACATCTGAAATGATAGGTCATGCAATACCAGCAGGACTAGGTGGTTACTTTAACCAAGAGGCAAGGAATCAACAGGGAGAAGCAGAGTTCTACGCTCAACAGCAAGCGGAGCAAGAAGCAGAGCAATTAAGGATACAACAAGGACAAGAAAAAGCCCAAATACAACAAGCTATTAACCAGTTAGAACTTATTCCTAACAGTGTTATCCGTCTAAGTGCAAAAAATGCTCTAAAATGGCAGTTACAACAAGGAGGTAAATCTGCACAAGATGCAATGACTAAGATTATTGAATTGACTACTGCTGAAAGCAATTTAAAACCTAATTGGGAGAAAGTAGAAATTGAAGATAAAGAGGGGAATATAAAAACTCAATGGTTTGATTTGAATGCGAAAGGAGCAAATTTAGAAATATTGACTAAAACTGCTCCAGATAAGATCACTAAAGAACAACTTACCAAAATATCAGATTCGATAAAAGACAGTTACCCCACCTTCCATGAAAAAGCAAAAATTATTCTTGGAGAACCTGACCTAGTAATTGCTCATCAACAAATGCAAGAATTAGTTAAGGAACTTCCCCAAATTCCTAAAGAAATTTCTCCTGAAGATTATGGTAAAAAATCAGATAATATTTACAAATTGTTTAAGGGGAAAAAATATTTAGATGAAGGAGCATTAGATCATTTAGAAAGTATTAACTCTGCAAGCGCAACCGAAAAATCGAGATATGAAGCATTACATGAATTTGCTAAATATTGGGGGGGAGAATCATATAAGAAGATTATTGCGGAGGATAGGCTAGACTTAGACTATGATAAGTTTGAATTTAGCGAAGAAAAGTTTGAAAAAGAAACAGAGAATTGGAATGTAACAAACACCCAAAAATTGATGCAACAAGCAATAGAGAATGGTTGGAAGAAGGACAAAATCCAAAGAGAAATTGTGATGCACAATGCCAGATTGGGGCAAATGGCTAAAGCACAAGAAGATGGGACTCAGTATCTTGAGAAAGAGGAATTTGAAAAACAATTTGGCAAAATGCCAGCAGGAGCATTTGTCGCAGAGATTAAGGATGGGGAGTTAGTAAAATTTAAAAAGGATGATTTTTCTGATTTAACTCCTCCTAAATATTCAGAAGAAGACATGAAAGTTCTGAATGAAGAACTAACTGCTCTATATAAGGAGTATCACTCAGTTTTTAA